ATATACTCTGGTATTCGGGGTTCGTCAAGACCTTTTTTCTTTGCCTCATCTACACTTGCCTTATATAGAAGGATTTCTTGGTAGAACTTCTTATTGTCCACATAGTTTATTGGTTTCTTAAGTGTTTTCATGCATTTTCCTCTTGACAAGTGCTTGACAGAGTGATATAAAGGCTATGTAGCCGTTTCAATGAATCATTAGTTATACATTAGTTAGTGATTTGAGTTTCTTCATTTGCTTATCCAGAATCTCTTTCCTGTTAGGCCACTTGATCATAGGTTTGTCTGAATCTTTAGATAAGTTTTCCAGTAGAGGCATAAAGATAGTATTCACCGCATGGAGTCTTTGTCTTAGATCCTCTACCTGTTGATTCAATGTCATATGTTGTGTGTTAGTAATCATGGTCTCTTCCTCATTAGCAAAAGTAAATCCAAAGTCATCTTTTTCATTCACATCTACATATATATTTTTTTGTGGCATCAATGTAACTTTCTTTTTCCATTCCTAACTTCATCTAACATTTTATTGATGTACTCAAGTTCCTCTTCTGTTGGTTCTACTTCATCCTCATCATCATCCTCATACATTTGTTCCATAGCATTTCTATTTGATGGTGCTAGAACAAATCCCATATCATCAAACTTATTCAATACATTCCAGTAGTATGTTTCCATTTGCTTTGATGGACTACACATAGTAATAATATCATTGGAATATACAGGGAATTCTTGCTTATCACATATCCTAGGGAATATCCATTGCATAAGTGCTATTGATACACCACCTTGAGATTGACTAACAGAATATAAAATCTTCAAAGGATTAATCAGAACATAACATTCCTCATCTTCTTGGTTATGTTTGACAAGTTCTGCAATGATATCTTCTCCAGTATTCATTCTTATAAATTTAATCATAGGAGACTGATTTGGATTCTCATCTACTGGTTGATGCATTTATTGTCCTTTCAGTTGAATTTTATATATCTTAAATTTGAATCTTTCTTCACTGTATATTTTGATTCGATCAGAAAAGTGTTTGAGTGTATAGTTTACATGTTTCTTATGTGTTAGATCATCTGCTATATCAAATAGCACTGCACTATCTTTAGTTTCTGATTTTCTAAGACCACGACCTATCGATTGAAGATTTCTAATACGTGACTTAGATGGGGAAGCAAAGATGATATTATGTAGATTCCTAATGTTAACGCCAGTGGAAAACACACCATAAGAAGCAATGATAATGGATCGTTTTTCATTTTCTACGACCTTTCTTGTTTCTTCTCGTATTTCTACATCGGTCTTACCGTAAATGAAAAACACTTTTCTATCATTATTCTTTAATAGATCATATAGTATTTTACCATGTTTGTCAACATATTGATATAGTATTAGTGTGTTACCTTCAAGAGACAATGCAAGATTTCTTATGAACTTGTTTCTAGTTTCATTCAAAATCAAATATTCAATTTCTTGCTGATATGTAAAATCTTTTGCTGCTTGGCACATTACATCATTGTGTTTGAGCAAAAGACACTTGATAGAAAAATCTGCTACATGTTTTTGATCCATCAATTCTTTAGTAGTGATTACTTTATGAACTGGACCAAATAACCCTTCAAGAACCAACTTATGTGTCTTAGTTCCATCTAGTGTACCGGTAGTACCTATACGATATTTAGTATTCACTAGATTGGTCATAATACTAGTTAGTGATTGTGCTTTGAATAAATGTGCTTCATCTCCTATGACAGACTCAAACTGTTCAAAAAACTTCTTAGGTAACGTATATAAGGACTGCCACGTTGATATTGTGATTGGTTTGTCTGTTTCTTTATCTTCACCACCAAAGACTCTATGTATATTAGACTCACTATCAAACCCATAATCAGAAAAATCAGTATAGAGCTGGCTAACCAAAGAAATGGTAGGAACAATGATAAGAAGTTTTTTGACATTGATATACCTAGAAATAAGATAGATGATAAGTGACTTACCAGATGCCGTAGGAGATAACAATAAACATCTTTTATTTCTTATAGCATGAACAAAAGCATCTATCTGGTAGTCTCTTGGTTCATGAGTGCAATTTATATCTTTAGCAAACTGAATTGCTTCTTTTATGGAAAATTCATTGTTATATTCTGTGTCGTAAGAATACGAGTAGTTTCTTTCTTCACAAAAGTTTTCAATGTGTTTAGTTAGACCACGGTAGATTTGTTTAGTTCTAACATCCCACAATCTTATTTTACCGTCCCACAATTTTGCTCTAAATTTTGGAGAGAATTGAGCACCTGGGATCATTAGTGTGAAGGCTTCTCTAAGTTCATATGAGATGCCTTCAGAACAATCTACAGATACATAAACTTCATTTTTGTTTTTAATGATTAAATCACTCATTGTCCTGAAACAAACATCTCCCAACGAATAATATTATTGACTTGATATGTTCTGTTATTTATCTCTTTTAGTATGGATGTAGTATAATCTACAATTTCTTGATGCAAGGATTTCTTAAGAAGCAGATTGATAAGATCATCATCACCATCTAGGTATATTTGAATATCTTGTTTGAGAATCTTCTTCCTTTGGGGTTCACTGAATCCATGCTTAGATAATTCATCTGGATCGTTTAGATCACCATTGTAATACTGGAACTTGATTGACTTTTTCTTATTGTATTCTGATGTGATTTTCTTGATAAGAAGATTATGATAAGATAGAATTTGTAAGTATTTTGAATGTAGAGAAGGTATCTTAGCAAGTTCTCTAGCAGGTTCTGTAAGATCAATCACAGAATCTTTTGACCACATTTCAGATAAAGTATCAAGAGTCACTGGTGGCTTCATGTAGTATCCTTTATTTCATCATGTAAATATAGTATTATAGAGTATTATTTAAAGCCTGTCAATAGTATAAGTATCGTATCTGAAAGAAATAGTGCATGTAATAGTAGTTTCTGCCGTCATCTTAGTATCAAAATTGATGCCACTCATAGATACTGGATGACAATTGAGAAACTTGAATCTAAGATTTGGTGTATTAGCATTGGTATTGACCGTTAGTATACCATCATGATATGCTAATTGTTTTCCATTTGTATTTTTCCAGTATTCACGAAATTCATTAGGAAAAGTCAATGCTTTCAACCAGTTATAAGACTCTTCCCATACTCTCAAATCTTCATCTACTATAACTGTTACTTCAAATTGATCATATACAAGTTTGTCTCCATGTCTAAATGTTGCTGAAAAGGGTGTTTCTACTGATACTGGATTAGTTTGAACACCTGGTATATTCACAGTTTGACAGAAATACTTGAGAAATGGTAATGTAGGAAACTCAAAAGTAAACTTGTTACCTTGAAGAAAACTGGTATTCTCTGGAATTTTTGTTAGAACAGATTGTGTTGTCATTCTAATTGATTACCTTATAAAATACTGAACTTCTATGATTACTCTGTCCTGCTATACTCACTTCTACGGACTTAACTACGGCTTCGATGTTATTTTTCCAGTAATTTAGAAAATCATGGACTCTAGGAATGTCTGGAACAACATCATCAAATTGACAGTAAAACTCATTAAGCAGATGTTGATAATCTGGCATATAGTACGTGATACCAACGAGGACTAATTCTTTACGTTTGAGTATTAGCATATCTATATTTATATATCTTGACAACTACAACATTTCAATCTAATATATACTCATAGTAATAATAGGAGATAAGTTTGTCACATAAGCATCCTGTTCCCAGTAGAGATGATTTATTAGATTATTATAATGCTGTTAAGTCTATATCTAAGACTGCCAGATATTTCAAAACTTCAAATCCTACTGTTAGAAAGTGGTTGAAATTTTATTCAATATCAATTTATTCGCACAAGGAAGCAGTGAATCAGGATTTTTCTTTGAAGAAAGTAAATATACCTTCAAGAGAAGAACTTATTTTTTTGTATAACAATGTATCAATCTCTGACATTCGTAGTATGTATAATGTAGGACAAGAAACTTTTTATGAATGGTTAGAAACATACAATATTGATAGATTAACTATATCGGATAAAGTTAAGAATGCCAAACAAAATAAATTCAATGAAAGATTTAATCTAACAAAAGAACAAATTGAAGAAGATTATGCTAAAATCCAATGTATGGGAGGATTAGCAGATTATTACAAGTGCTCTATGACTACAATAAAAAAACTATTTAAACTTCATAGCATAGAAGCAAAATTTGCTAAATCTTCTGTAGGACAGTTACAAGTTGCTAATTACATAGAATCTTTAGGTTTCAATGTTATTCTAAACGATAGAAAATTGATTAGTCCTTTAGAACTTGACATAGTTATTCCAGAGAAGAACATTGCTATTGAATATTGCGGAATCTATTTTCACTCTGAAACATGGGGCAATAAAGATAAAAAGTATCATCTAAACAAACATCAATTATCCAATAGACAAGGATACAAACTAATCACTATTTTTGAAAATGAATGGTTTGAAAAGCAAGATATAGTGAAGTCTATACTTTCCGTGAAACTTGGTGTATCCATGGATAAAGTATATGCCAGAAAAACAACTTTCAAAGAAGTATCATATAAAGACATAAAACAATTTGAAATTGATAATCATTTACAGGGAACAAGACCAGCAAGTAGATATTATGTTCTCTGTTATGATGATGAAATTGTGATGTCTTTGTCTATTGGTAAATCCAGATTCAATAAAAATATAAAAAATGAAATTGTAAGAATGACGACTAAGAAGAATATGAGTGTTGTTGGCGGCATATCAAAGTTAATCAAAAATATAAAAGTTAATGATTGTTTAACATATGCAGATAAAAGATATGGTGATGGTAATGGTTATGAAAAAGTTGGATTTATCAAACTACAAGACAGTTTTCCAAACTATTTCTATTTCCATAAGAAAGATCATTCTACTTTATATTCAAGAAACAAATTCCAAAAACATAAAATTCCTAATGTAGATTTGTCCAAGAGTGAATATGAAAATATGTTGTTACGAGATTATGATAGAATATGGGACTGTGGTAATTCTGTATATTACATAAAATAAAAAAAGAGGGGAACTGAATCCCCTCTCTAAGTTTACTATTCTTTTCTTTTTATTATTATGTCAAGTTTCTAACCCTGAATATACGGTAGTAGATGTTCGCATTGCTTGCTGTAGTATTACGTGGAGCAACAGCACCATCACCAGCAGAAGTTGCAAATGGATTTGCCACCATTCCATAACGGGTTTTGAAGCCGATCTTTGGCTGGAATGAATCTTGCCCGATTGCACGAACCATCTGGAGAGGAACGTAGGGGCAATAGAATAGACCAGCATCATAAGGAGATGTGCCCTTATAACCGACAGTGCAAAGTTCATCGCCATTAGCAGAACCACCAAAGTATGGATCGATATAAACTTTGATGCGGCCATGGAGAAGACCTGCAAATGTATTACCGGTATCATCAACCTGGAGATTAGCCTGGAGAGCAGGTGTATAATCGAGAACACCAGCCATAGCAAGAGCAGATGCAACGTCAGAAGAAACGATGATCATATTACCCTTGCCTCTACGAGTAGCACGAGCAATTGCGTTAGCTTCACGTTCAATCTGGAATACTAGACCCTTGAACTTTTCAACTGACCAACGACCATTTGAGTCTGTATCAAGATCGAATGTACCAGCAGATGTAACACCATACTGAGCACCAATTGTAGCAGAAGAATAGATAGTACGAACTACTTCACGATTGATTTCTGCAAGGATTTCAGTTGAGAGGATGTTAGCAAGTTCTGTCTCAGCATCTAGACCATGAACAGCCTTAAGATCCTGTGCTAGTTCCATGGTGTACTCAGCTTTTAGAGCACGAGAACGAGCAGTAACAGTAACCTTGTCGATTGAGAATGCCATTTCAGCAAACTGGTTAGTAGAAACGTCACCAAGAGCTTCAGCTTGGGTAGTTGTCATACCACGACCATAACCATAAACGTCATCGTCAGTTAGAGCAAATACTGGGTTGGTATTGGCAAATGAACCACGGTTGTTACCATTAGCACCAAGAGAGTTGGTACCAGAGAATGCAGAGTTGGCTTCATTGAATAGTGCTTCTGTACCAGTCTGTGTCTTATAACGTGAACGCATTGCGAAGATAAGACCTGTAGGACCAGTCATTGGCTGAACACCGCAGATATCATAAGCAATGAGGTTTGGAAGTGCACGGCGAACTAGTGAGATAAGAATTGGATCATATGAACCAATGTTAGTACCAGTTCCAAGACCACCACCAGCATTTGTTGGGGCAGTTTCGTTTAGCTGACGTGATTCCTCAGCCATTGCCTTTTCCTGGTTCTCAAGGATGATGGCAGTAACGGCACGGCGATAGGGATCTTTAATTTGAGAGAGACCATCATGGTCAAGAACAGGTGACCACTTTGATTCTAGTTGTTCTGTTAAGTACATTTATTTTAAACTCCTTAAATAGGTTTATTGTTATTTATAATTTTCAATTATTTTGGAAGTGTTTTGCCAAGAGCCTTGACGTAATTTGCCATTGGACCTTGGAGTTCTTCAGAAATCATAGATTTACCGTCTGTTGGATAAGTATCAAGTACTTTTGAGTTATCCACACGACCAGCAGGGAAATAGCTGTCTTTTAATGTTTCTACTTTATGAGAATATTCATCAACAGTTGTGTAATCAATATTCTCAGCAAGAGCACGAAGTTTAGCTGCCTGTGTATCTATTAGACCATCACATGCATTTACTAGAACTTCAAACTTCTTAGACTCATTGATCTGCTTTACTAGACCAACATTCTTTTCGATCTGTTCGTTTAGCTTTGTTTCTAAATCTTCAACTTTAGTACCAAGGCTTTCGATGACAGTAACTTTTTCTTCTGGAACATCAATATAATGTTCAGCAAATAGAGTACGAAGACTTGAAATAAACTCTTCGGTTAGTTCGGTACGAAGGCCAGACTCAATTGCTACTTCATTTTCTTGAATCCATTGTTCAACAACATAATTGAGATAATCATCAACTTGTTCTATTAGTTGTTCATGGATCTTAGCAACTTGTTCTTCTAGAGCAGCGGCATAGGCTTCTTCTAGTGTCTGAACTTCTTCTTCTACACGAGTAGCAACGGCAGATTCAAAGATTGTTTCTGCTTTAGCACGGAAATCTTCTGAAAGATTTTCACCAGCAAGAAGGGCATCAACATGTTCTTTCATCATTTTCTTTTTCTTCTTACCAGATTCTTCTTCTTTGCCTTCTTCTTCGCCTTCTTCTTCTTCTTCCTCTGCTTCCTCAGAAACGAGTTCAAAGTTTTCTTCGATGGCTTCGGCAATTTCTTCTTCTGATAGACCTTGCTCCATGCATTCTGCAACGAAAGCTTCTAGTTCTTCTGAGATTTCATAATCTTCTTCCATAACTTCTGAAGATGACTTACTCTTCTCAGCAGGAACGCCAGATTGGCTTGAGCGAGAAGTATCTTTTCCAATATTTTTAGAAACAATAGCACCCATATTTTGTTGATCGTTTGGATCTACAACTGGTTGTGTTTCTGTATGTTCTGGTTGACCATCTGGTGGGTTCCAACGAGCAGGCACAGTTGGCCCACTACCGGGAGGATTTGCAAATCTTCCAGTATATGATGGAGAAACACCACCTGGAGAAAATTCGCCACCTGATTTAAGTGTTGCCATATTTGGTGTTCTTTGCATAGCACCACGATCCGGATCGCCAGCACCATATGTACTATTAGAAGGAATCATACCTTCTTTCATTAAAACTGACTTAGCTGTTTCAGTGAGTGACTTAGCCATTATTGTTTAACTCCTTATTATAATAGTTATTTATATTTCTTGAGATTTTAGTATTGCAGAAAACCCTTTATGATGTTTTCTTTTGCCTTTACTTGTAGAGTGCAGATGAGGTTGACTTAAATTGTACTTTCTACAAAAGTCAGTCATATTGAAAATTTCTTCTTGTTTACCATCTGGAAAAATTATTATGTATGATTTTGCTTTAGATAAACCAATGTTTTTTCTATGTTCTACGCTTCGTTCTTTTTTTGGTTTATCTTTCAGTTTTTTAGAAATTTTCTCTTTTTGTTCCATACTCATAGGTTTTCTAATTCTTTTACGTAACGCCTCAGAAATTTTATCTCTAGATAAAAAAGAAAGTTTTGATCCTTTTCTGGAAGGCGGTCTCATATCAACACCAACTCTATTTGTGATGTGTTTTCCGAAATATAAATATGCTAATTTTATAATGGCATATTCTAAATCATAAGCATATTTTTCATCATCAATATTTTCAGCAATATATGTAATCTTAGGTTCATGGCCAAGTAATCTAATAGATTCTATTATTTTAACTTTTTTTTCATTACCTTTATCATTTCCATTTAAATGTTGATATACTCTATTATTTTTACCTTTACCTATGTAAAAGGGAACATTATTTATAGGATCGACCAAAGCATAAATATAATACATTCTATATTTTTCTTATTAAGTTTTCAAAAATCATAAGTGCTTTTTCTTCGATTTCTCTTTTAGAGAAAGTTTTAATTTTTTTTCTAGTTTCTTCTATATATGTTTTTTGCCACATTCCAGTTGATGAATCTAACCACCAATCATAATTTTCCATAATTCCTTTTACGAAAGCATCAGGAGCAGAAGGATCAGCAACAATGTCAGCCGCTGTAGCTAACTTAAAATCATCTTGAACTAACTGGTAGCCGTTTTGTGGTTTTAGAGACCCTACGCCTCTAGTAGAAACACCTAAACAAGCACCGCCATCGAGCAATCCTTTTACGATATTGCCCATTGGAGTATCAACAATTTTAGCTTTACCTATAAAGTTATTACCATCAGGAAACAACTTAGTAATCATATGAGAAACACGATCAAGATTAATAGAGGGATTATCTGGATGTCCTAGTTCTCCAAATGCTCTATTCTTATTAACATATTCATTATTATATCTATCTACTTCTTTTTGTAGTGTGCCAAAAGGATATATACGACCATTCCTATTCTGTCTTTCGGCCTGCATGAACACACCTTCAATGCAGTAATCTTTTTTACCAGTTTTCTTATTATTTTCAATAAGATACTTGATATCTTGAACTTCTTCTCTAATAAGTTTCATCTCTTAGTATCCTAATCTTTGTCTTTTAAGAACTGATCTTTGTCTTTTTCTTAGTATCTGGGTCATCTTAGTACGGCGTTTAATCTTACCTCTTTTGGCACCCAATTTTCTATTCCGTCTTTCAGTAGGAGACATCCGAGTCATCTTACCTTGTCTTAGAGTAAATCCAGGAACATTAGAGACTTTCTTCCGTCTCTGTACTTGTCCATTTCTAATCCTAAGTTTTACTACTTTGATCCTACCGGGCATTATTTTGGTTTCTTCTTTTGTGCTGCCTGTGATTCTCGTGCTGTTTTTGCATAATCATCAAGATAATTTTTTATTGCAACAGCATCAATTTTAGGTTTAGTTGCTTTTGGCATTGGACTCTTATATTGTTTAGAACCAAGTGCTTCTATATCAGATTTTGCTTTATCTAATGCCTTTGTCTCTAGAATAGACTTTGCTTTCATCTTAGCTTCATCAAGTCCTAATTTATACTTCAATTTACCAAAAGTTGATAATTGTGCATACTTATCTTTTGGAAGAGCTGGCCGAGGCTTTGGTTTATTTTCGATTTCTTTTTCTGCATGTGGATCAGCTTCTTTTGTGATCTCGGCAGCTTTAGATTTTTGTTCAGTTGATGCTACTTGCTCTTTTGCTTTAGCTTTTTCTGCTTTTTTTCTTCTTAGAAGTTCTGCACGTTCTTTAGCAGCTTGTAATCCAGGAGGTAAAGGTGGATGAGCTTGTTTTTTCTTTGCTTTTACAACAGATGGTTTATCACCTGGTTGCACTTTTTTTGACCATTTTCCTTCGGCTAATTGCCTTCTTTGTCTAAGAACAGATGGTAGAATTTCTTCACCACTTGCAGTGTGTGCCATACCATCAGATTGAACGATAATTTGCTCATCAATTCTTGCAGCAATCATTTTCTTAACTTCATTAAGTTTTGATTCAATAATATTACCAATATGCTGTTCAATCAACTCATTGGCTTTAGTATGTTCTTTATTGACGATATGTTCTACTATCTGTTTCATCTTTTAAATTCCTGATGGTCTATTGAATGCTGTTGGATCTGCTGATTGTCCTGCATCATAATCTCTATTATCTTTCTTTAGATCGATGAATATAGTAGCAGCATCCGCACTTGATGGAGTTACTACTGTTAATAGAATATCACCATTTGAACTTGTTTCTGGATTTGAAATTGTTGCACCATCACCCATACTCTGGAAATTAAAATCAAATGTGCCAGTAGGAATAGTTACAATCTCACTATTTGATGCACCTTGCCATTGTAGTTTAATATATGCATTTGCTTTAGCAGTACCAAAAATTCTTTTAATGGTAGTTCTATAATTACCTAATGGATTTGTATTTGATGACATAATATAACCATTAGCATTTAGAGCATATTGAAGAGTTGATACGTCCACTAAAGTAGAATTAGCAACAGCAGTATCAAGTATCATAGTATACTTAATAAGTGATCTTCTTTGAGTATCAATTAATCTTTGTTCTCTTACTAAATTTGCCATCTATTATTGCCTTATTGCGAAGTTTATAACTTTTTTGAAAGAAACCGCATCTTCATTTAGCATCTTTTCAATTTTCTTTTTGTTTTGTCTATTGAGTGATTCATAGACAGTCATAACTTTTTTTGCTACTCTCTTATTTATTGTAATTGGAGTTTCAGAGATGTATATAGTATGTGATGGTATATTCTGCTCTACAATCTGTTTCATTACAGTAAGATTGTTGGTAGATTCTTTGAAAGCAATACTTTGAATCTTAGCTGATCTTTGCTGTTGTCCTACACCAGCAGAACTTAAAGTTGGATCTTGTTCTGGTTTGGATATTTTTGAATCTTTTTTCAAATTACTAAAATCTGCGCCAGATGTTTTTTCAAAAGAAGGTTTATCAGAATCACTTCCTGATGCACCACCAGCAGCGGCACCTATAGCAGCAGCACCAGCAAGTTTACCTACATTTTTTATTCCATCAACTACTTTTTTACCTATAGATGTTTTTGCTAAAGCTTTTGCGCCTTTATATACTAATTTAGCACCTTTCACTGCGGCAACACCAGGAACAGCATATCCAGCAACATCACCAACAGTTGCAGCGGTTGGATGTTCTTTATCTAATCTTTCTCTTTCGTTATCCCAATTTTTTGATAATCTTCTACCTACAGTATCACTTAATCCTAATGTGGCAGAACTTGCTAAATTTCCTGCAAATGCTTTTGTTGCATCCCAAGCACCTTCTTCTTCAATTTTTTCTTGTCTTTTTTCAGCAAGTTTATTTTTAAAAGACATTCTTGATGCTAATGCTTTCTGTGCTTCTGGAGATTTTTGTGCTGCATTTCTTGCAATAGTTCTACCAATAGCATGGCCTACAGAAAAAGCAGTACCAGCACCCGACAATCTTTCTTTAGCAATAGCATCAACTGCTTTTTTTGGATCAACACCAGCCCGTATAGCAGTTACAGTTAGATTTTTTGTAGTATCTGCACCTGTTGCTGATAATCTTTCTGCAGCTCTATTAAATCTTTGAACAGGATTAGGAACTTTTCTTTTGAAACTTCTAGTTGCAGTAGTTGCAGGTTTTTCCTTTTCTTCACTGTCTGATTGTTGCTGTGCTCTTGATAATACTGTGCCTGGACCAGAAACTGATCCGCCTCCAACACCACGAGTATCTTCATTCATAACCATACCTAAATTTTTTGCGTTTTTGCCATATGGAACTGAGATGTATCTATCTAATGCTTGACAATAATATAATGCAACTTTTTGATTATCAGGATACACTCTAATAGCCTTTCTTTTTAGAATAAGAACAGTTGGTATTTCTTTTTCTGAAGGATAACTCATAGGACGTGATGTGTCCAACTTAGATAAGTGATCTTGCTGTTCACTAATAACACAAGATGCTAACGATTCTACTAATCCCTGTAAAGCCTTCTTTTCAGCCTCAGTCATCATATTAGCAGACTTAGATAATGCTCTATTCAATATAGGTAATTTAGATTCATCAAGCAATCCAGCATGAACAAGAGCAGCAAGATTTTTAGTATCATTACTTGCTTTCTCTGTGATTATATTATAGTTTTCTAGAACTTGCTTGACTGTTATCATATCTTACTTCTTACTGAAAAATGATGATGCAATATTTACTTTCATTTCTTCTAGTTTCTCAGCAGCTTTCTTTGAAATAGCAGCATTGAGATTTTCTCTCATTTGATCATACTTCTTTTCTTGAAGATTCTGTAATGCTTCTTTGATTTTCATTAGATTTCCTCTTATATATTTATGTTTTTACTGTACAATCATAATACATGATCTCTAGATTGAGATTCTGACTTACTGCATCAGATCCAACAACTTTATTTGGACCAGATACAACAGTTACTTGAGCACCACGAGGTAATATAAATTCGGCATCTGCTGCATTTGCTGAATAATCTGCAGCATATAGTCCTTTTGAATTTTTCTTCAAATGTAACTGAAGGACACTTACAGTTGGTCGACCAGAATATCCAACATTTGTCTTATTTGCATAATTAAGAACTGATCCCAAATCAATTGATGTGTCCCTGTATCCTTTGAATGCAAACTTAGATCCCTGCTGTAATGCATCATTTGTTCCTAAATTTGTATAGACTGTGATATCACCAGGAAGTCTCGATTTCTTAAGAGCAGAATCAAGAGATGCTATGATGTCTGGTAATGGATCATCTACAGCATTTGGTTCAATCTTATTAGCAGGAACACCAGCAGGTAATGTTGACAATCTATTATTGATATCAATATAAGCACCGTTAGTAAATGTATATATTGCATCTAGTTCTTTATCATCGTATTTTTCAGGTGTATAATGGGCAGTTAGTGCTTGATGTAACTCTTGTGTCTGTGGTGCCATAACTTGATTGTATTGACCAATATCATCAGTATTATTTTGTTGAAATGTATTAGTTCTAACTGCCCGTTTGAATGGAACTAGTCTATCGTTTTGTACAATGTGTGTTATTTGTTGTGTATTAGGATCTTCATATCTACCAAATCCAACATATGCTAATCCTTGCTGCTTTGCTTGTTTAGCAGCATTTGATACTGGATCAGATTTGACTAAATTTAAATCTTCTTTTACTACTTTCATGTCATAGTTTCCAATTCATTAGGTTGAATTTCAAATTTAGATTGAACTGGTGTACCATCTGGATTCAATTGCTGACCAGTATTTGGATCTACCATTGGTTGTTGTGGATTTTGACCAGCAACAGGTTGTGATGGTATTGGCTGACCCGTTTTTGGATCAATTGGCATTGGTTTTCCTGTATTAGGATCTACAGGTGCATTTTCTTGTGCTTGTTGCTGTTCATTAGAAATCTGTTCATCAATTTCTTGAATATCTTCTTCGGTCTGTTGGAGAATATTCTTTCTTGCCCATTCCATAGAGTAATACCGACCAACATATGGATCTAGTAATTGAAGTGCAGCAAGTCTATTTGTTAATAGTTCAGTTTCTTTAAGCTCAGTAAAGTTATTGTCTTTCTTGAAATCATACCAAATTTTTTCTTTAAAAACATTCCATTCTTCTACTGTGCAAACTTTCTTGAGGGCAAGTTGGGTTCGCATAATATCGTCAAATAATGTAGAGAATTTATTTCGGATTCTAGTAACGAACTTATTAAACTTCAATTCGTCACGAGTAATTTCTGTTGATCTACCTAAAGAGAATCCTTGCTGTGGTTCTAGTCTTGATATAGGAACACCAAGTGCTTTATAAAGCTTCTTTTCAAAATACTTGACATCTTCTAATTCACCTAG